GGCCTCTTCCATTGCGGCCTGGCGTGGGTCTATCGGCTCAGGAATATTAATAGGATTATTGGGATCATAGAGTGCCCCAAGGAAGTCCAGTTTTTCCCCGGTTAATCCATCTGGATCATAGCCTTCAGGGGCTAATGCTCCACCGGCAAATAGGTTACTTTTCTCCTGATTAACAAGAGCATCCAAAAAATCGAGTCTGTCTTGGTCTAATGCTTGGTTTTGTACCTGTTCATCTGGATTCTTAATTGTTGGTGGCATCTAGGAAACCCTTTGCTTGATTGAAATCAAACGCATACTTCTGGCTTTGCTCTAACTCGGCTGCTACTTCATCTCTCAATCTAGCTATATCTGCCTTAATTAGCAACTCCTGACCTTTGGGGGTGTCCCTATATTGTGTCGCAGGGACAAAGCCTAAAATAGATTTCAGCTTTGCATCCAGTAGTTTGTTGAAGTCTCCCAGGTAGGAAAGTGATTCGTTCCTTTTGCTATAAAAATCATTTGTGTTAGTAAACCCCAATTCCTTCGCCCTCTTCTCCCACCTTACAGAATCTTGCAAGCTGAGAATATCAGGCTGGATCATCTGGAATAAGTCTTGGTTCCTTATGTCGGAAGGTAATGGCTCTAGGACAATGTCTGGATTTGCTTTCGCCTGAGCTTTTTTGGCTATCAAGAAATCTTCGGTATATATCTCATCTTTGAGCTTATCAATCTCACCAACTTGGCGAATAGCTGTTTGTGTAAGTGTTGGGCCAAGCCTATTCTTCTCGGTCGCTTTTATCATAGCTCGATTTTTAGCTATAGCTTCTGCGAGTGCCGCATCACGATCGAGCTTACCTGTGGCTTTGGTTATAGCCGTGGCTTCCTGCTCTTCTACTGTTGGCTTCTTGCGGCGGTCGAGTATCTTTTTCTCATTAACTTCACGGGTGTTCTGTTGTGACGCTGTTTCTTTTTTGGGCTTATACCACGGGACGCGCTTATTAGTAACCCTATAATAGTCTTCATCGGTTTCAACTCCAGGCGGTAGTTTCTTGCTCCCGTTTCTGTAATAGTCCTCTGTAAAGCCTATTCTATCAATCCTAAGTCCTTCTTCTTCTGGGTCAAGAATCCGTTTCTTGGGGGTCCCTAGTGAGTTTTGTGGCATTTCAGCCTCCATTCATCTGCTGATACAGAGTATATGCGTCTAACCAGTTTTCAGGTTTTTGCCCTTGTAATGATCCATGCCATGTATTAAATCCGTCTACGCCACCAAAAACATCATACAATGCGTTCTTGGCCTCTTCTTGTGAGGCGGGTTGCTGAGTTTGCTGTGCAATATATGCACTAGCACTAGCACCAGATAAGTCATTTGGCTGTGAAAGAGGTGCGCTCTGGCCCTGATCGATACCGCCTGCTACAATCCCTTTTGGCGCATTATTTCTAGCTTCTCTTCGCCTGATCATCTCGCGTTCATCTTCGGTACGGTCTAGGGTAATTTCTTGGGCACGCCTTGCTGCATCTTCATTTTGTTTTAAGCTCCCACTAAGATACCCCGTTGCTGCGTCAGTAAGTCCACCAGTAAGTTGTTGTCTATTCTGCTGATTATACTGTAATATCTGATCGGCTCTTTGGTCGGTCCCGGCTGCAAGTTGATCACCTGCCGTTATCTTGGATTGTGCATTAAGTGCGCCCACTCTGCCAGCCTCGTTCGCTACGATACGCCCACGGCCCGCTTCTATCTCATTCAATCCACGCTGGGCTGCAACACTTGTCCCAAGTCCCTGGTTTGACATCCGGCCAATATAATTAGCTCGGTTAGTCTCTGCACTTGCGCTGGCAACCCTGTTCACCCCACCGATCATTTCGTTTCTGATCTGCCCAGAATAAGCACCTGTTTTCTGCTGCTCTGCCAATCTTTTGCCCTGTTCGGTCTGTGCATAGGGGCTTGGCGCATTATCCTTGTTTTGGTAATAGTCATATATCGACTTCCCGCTTTTTGCGAGTGCTGTTAATCCTAAGATTGTTCCGGTTGCTAGTACCATAGCTTATACCCCTTTGCTATTTATTGATTTAATTTCTGAATATGCTATTTTAAAGGCATTCTCTGCTCGGCTAGGTTGATCACTAATAGCCCAACATATACCTTCTGCGATCAGGACAATTATCTCCTGGAGGCTTTCAGATAAGCTGCAACTTCCACCCGCCATAAGAGTTGTTGGTTCTGATATATAAAAAACCTTAATATCGTCTGCGCTTAATCCTGTGAATAGACTTAGCGACGCATCCCAGATATAAAAGTATGGGGCTTCTGCTGTTGGTGATAGATAGCGAGCTTCTAGACTTTTGACGCCACCTAATCCAATATGTGTAGAATAAACATCAGATAGCGTATACTTTACCAAGACTATTGAACCACCTGACCCATAATATGCAGGAGAAAGTGAGCTCATCCGATAAGGGTTTCCTGAACATGGAGATTGAACCTTAGTTATTTCGGTAAGTGATCCTAATTGTACCAAGTTAATGACCCTACTCTGAGCGTCATTAAGTGCTTCTAGTTTTATAACCGAGTTAAAAATATCCTCACTAGGGTCTTCAACTCTCGTCTGAAGGGCAACAAGCATTTCATTTACTGTCATATTGCCCTCGCATTCATGGCCTCAATAACTATGCTTGCCGCGTTTGTTGCAATAGCTGCCCTACCAGACTTTTCATCTATCCCCCACCCGATTGATTCAGCTATGGTAACAATTATCTCATGCAGTGAGATGTCAAGTTCGCAGTCAACTGCGAGCTCTATTTCTACGGGTCTTCTGACATAAAATACTGTAACATTCGCATTTGTTGTTGGTTGGATAGCATACAGCCCACCTGCAAAAACATAAAAAGCTGGGTTTTCATCAGTCGGCGCAAGAAGTGGATTCTCGGTTTGTTTTATTTGTGAGAACGGGACCCTTGTATAAAAAGGACGCTGCCCATTTAATACCGCTGATAATACACCAGCACCAGCCTCTGCAAATGAATAAACAGTTAGTCCTGATCCCCACCTACAATAGAAAACACCCAGACTATCAACATAAACACCATCGCCAGATGTAGCAGGTGATTGTTGTGTGTTTGAGAATGTAGGGGCGTTAAATAGATAAGTGTTAAGGCCACCACCAATTACACCACAATAAAGCCACCCTCCATAATAGAATACTCTTCTATAATCCCCACCATCGTCAATACTACCCTCAAGTGTTAATAATGGTGGATCGAATAAAAATGCCTTAACTCCATCAGTGAAAGATGCTAGATAGATGTATGAACCATCACCATATAGGTCATAAGCTGTATTTGTACCAGTGTTTATGCTAGTAATATGTGTGAATAAACCATTACCATCAACACTATAGGCGTGTAGATAGTCTCCTGCACCATCTCGCGTTTGCACATACAAAAATGCCCCATCGCCCCATATTGCGACAACAGTACTCGCTGGGGTTGTATCCAAGCCTTTTTCAGTAAATGTTGTCCCATCAAAAATGAATGATTTGACCCCTGCGCCGAAACCCCTATATATAAAATTCCCATCACCCCAAATACAGCCATCGCCATTAGCTATTATTAGCCCTAATTGGGATATAATCGCTGGCGTTCCAGCAACAATCTGGAAGGCTCTCAAATAGTTCCCATTACATCCGGCGTAAAGATACGTGCCATCACTGTAAAGAGATTTTGCATAAAGGCAACTTACTGAACTCTCAAAGCTCAATGTTGTCCCATCAAATGAGTAAACATAAAGTTTCGAGGCGTTTCCACCAGAACCTTCCCAGGATGCAACCACATAATATCCATTATGCTCACATACATCTATATAGTTACCACCTGATTGCAGGTCAGTATCAATTCCTGCTTTAGCCCAATTAAGGCTTTTAAGTGGGTCATAGGTAACAGATGGTACGGTTGTATAACCAACACCCTTATCGGTTATTATCGTATCATCAAGAGCACCAGCATCAACGCTGAACGTACCTGCGACACCTGATCCATCACCGCCAGAGAATACGAGATCCCCTGCAAGATAATTTGCGCCGGGTGTGGTAACTTCTACTAAGCCGATACCACCATCCTCATTTAATAGCAAGTCATTATTCCTAACCGCTACAACTGAGTCATCATCAAAGATTGTCTGAGATAGCGATGACAAAGCTATTTCTTTAGCCGAAAATGTTTTGTTCTCTGATTCTGTTATTTCTGTTAGGAACATGGGATTTAATCTTGGTATAAGCTGCTCTTGAGCACTATTGAGTAGCTGTAGCCTCTTAGTCTGTGACCACCGCCCATTAGAACGACTTGAGAGCCTTGATAGCATGGCTTCTGTATCCATCTTAATCCTCGATCATTATTTTATGTATTTCAAAGTCTAGGATACTATCCGCGGCCTCGACTATTCTAATTGCGTAGCTATTAACATATCTCCTGATCTCTTCCAGTGGGATAGTGATCACGGATGTTGATTGAGCTAGGGTGAAGGTTTTAATAACCGATGACATATTCCCATCACCATAAATCTCGACAGTCGCAGCAGTAGCCTGCTCTAAAAGATACCTAACCTGGATGTACCGAATACCCTGTTTAATCTCATCATCAATGTTAAAAAACTTTGTGAATATCTCGCCCTTTACAGCCTCATGGTTAGCAAACGTATGGAAGGTCTTTAGCGTGTCGTCGTATACCATCAAGTCTGCGTTCTCGTCAATATCGAGCATATCGAAGTTAAGTGCCGATACTATTTCTCTCCACTGGTCTGTTGAGTAGTTAAAAGCCCACACTTCTGTACCGAGCGTGAATACTATCTCTCCCTTTGACTGATCAATCTCTGCCTGTATAAGCGCCTTATCTGCTCTGGATAGGTTTAGGTATGTGTCCTCTATTGCAAGTGACACCTTGAGCCTCTCTGTTGGCGTTTCGTCTGATACAGCAAGGTTGTTGACTGTTAGAGCATAAATTCCATCTTCCCAGCATACGAATATTCTTCCACCAGCCGATGCGGTCCCATGTTTTGCCAGGTTCCCAATATTATGAGCTGATTCGTTAAAGCCGAATGCTGCGTTTATCCTGAATATTCCCTGCTTGGTAGTGATCACTGGCAGGTTGTAAAGTTCTTCTAGCCCGGTACACCCTCCACCTTCGCGATCATTTATCAGTATAAGGTTAGAAACAGGCATTACGTCAAGCTGTCCCTCTTCTGAATAATTTACGCCAGCGAATTGCTCTTCGTTTTTATCATCTGGGTCCAAGAGACTATATGCCTGCCATGTTCGGTTGCCGATGACTTTAGCGTAGTCTGAGTTAACTCTTGTAGATACTGCGCCCTGTAGGCCGTAAGTGGCTCCATTCATAACCGCTGCGTTAACATCAAGCATCATGTACAGATAATATTTCCCAGAACTTTGAATGAATAAGTATGGTTGCCCTCCAATACTCCAATCATTAGCCCCAGCATGGGCATAGGAATTTGTCTTTCCGTTTAATTTAAGCGAATGCTTCGCGCCAGGGGTGCCACTTGCGGTTAATTGATCGTTTGCGGCATTCTCTACAAACCCATTATACCCGCCAGTACCAGCGGTTATAATAACATTAAGTCCAACAATAGACCCCCTGAGTGAAGTGAAATCTACATTCTCATCCGTTAGGACATTCGTTCCGCAATAGCCACCAATAGGAGACCAGTCAAACTCGCCTACACCTGTATTATCATAGGATAAGTACCAATCGCCATTCCATTGATTGTTCGTGTTTACGTCTCCAATTGTGTAAAAAATAGCATGGGTAGCCGATACCGGAGTAATGACTTGGATAGCATAATAATCACCAAGAACACCAGTTGTTGAGAATAATGGGCAAGAGTATACTATCCCACCGTCTGAATGTAAAACGTCACTCGTCCCTAGTGAACCACGGACAACCGTAAGGACATTAGCCCCTGGCTTCCCTGTGACTTTCAGGACTTCATTCCCCACCCTATAATAACGATCAACTATAAACATTGCACCAAATGTTACGGTAAGCGATGTGTCACCAGCAACAAAATCCCCACCCTCGTTAATTGTTGAGACATTCGTTATAGCTGGGACCTCAGCTAAATTGGTTATCTCTACCACATTAGCAGAATATCCAGTTGTGCTGTGAGCATCTAGGTTCGCTGGATCTCTAAGGAATGAAATTTCTGAAATTAATATTGCCGCTGCATCATCAAACCCGCTTGACATCTTATAAAAGCGCATCCCGGTTATTCTCCGGCTACTCCTAACCGCGGTGACAACGGTATCATACAGTCCTACGGCACACCACATCTTATTGACAAGATCATCGACGTATGCGGAATAGGCCGGGCTCAAAAGTGATTCTTGGGCTCCATCATACATAAATGAATATCGTATATAGACTAGCGTATCGTCAGTGCTATTGACATTTGAGAGCGCAATATCATTAATAATATTGAATATATCTGCCTGCCCATAAGTATCTGGTTTTACAATCGCCCTGTCACTTACCCACCATGCGGCTGTGGGCTTATATCCCTCATCGTAAAATTCTCGATCAATCCAGCCTATCCATAGATCACTTGGAGTACCGCCAGCTATTTCTTTTATTGCACCCCCAAGTATCCGCAGAACGCGGTTGTCTATAAAGTATGGGTTTCTAGCGTCCTTCTGTAATATCGTTGGCGTTTCTGCGCCACTCATAGTAAGCCATGCGTCAGTCACAAAGTCCCAATACACTACGGTAATCTCTGCTGTAGTAATATCTCTTACAATTGCAAAGTATGAATACTCTTCACCACCTGCCCCCACATCAAACTCAGGGTGATTAAACGAGAATATGTTTACAACTTCTTTACCTGCACCTGGGACTACGGCGGTTACTGGTCCATTAACAGCACCGGCTCCGAAGGTTTTCTTGATTAGCCCAAGCTCCGGACGCATATTCCTGCTTCTCAGAAGTGATTCGTGTGGTATGGCCTGCTGATCGCCATTGGTGATAACCCCACCAAAAGACTTTATAATGTTGCCCATTATCAGAGCCTATTAAGTGATTGTCTCGTTGGGCTGCTCGCAATTGAAGCTACTCTGGTAACATCTGGCTCATCACTATGATAGAACTGGGTTGCAATCTTTTCCCGGTTCTTCTCATACATTCCCATAAAGCTCGCATAAGAATCTGACTTTTCAGCATCAGCATAAAGCATTGCCTTAGCATAGTCGATTAAATACATGTGATACTTGGCTGGGATTGTTGGACTGGCCTCTAACTGGTCAGTAGCAGTTGGATAAGCGACATAGGACATATCGATACGGCCATTGGTGTTAGTCCCTGGATATAGCCATAGTTGCTCGTTCTCAATCCAATAGTAATCTGGCGTAGATGATACCCACGTACCTTCGGTTGTTGATCGTACCTGGACATTCATTCTAAAATCAAATAGCGTCATATCAGCACCATTCCATGATGGACGCTGTTTTAGTTCAAGATAGTTTGTAGGAAGATCAACAGTCCAAGCGTCTTCTGTTACGGCAACGACTTTACCGGCCCCTGTTACAGTGTAGGCGAGTGCTGTGTCGCCAGAGTCAAAGGTCTGTCCTACTGTGTATGTCACACTGTCATAAACAACAGTAGTATAGCCAGCATTCATGTAGTCCGTGTTTTTTACAATCGAGCCTGTGGGCACGTCAGTACCAGTCCATAGCAACCCTTGTCGTTCGATACATTTTGTCTCGTTTGCAAAATCGAGTTCAGCTTGCTTTAGTATCTCCAGTGCGAGCTGCTTTTTATTCGTACCGAACGGAGTGATTACGTTCTGTGCAAGTTGTTCCCAATTCATAATAATTTTCCTTTAAACTACAAAAGGGCAACGAATTGCCCGTTCTTTTCCAATATTTTGTAATCCTGGCATAGTGGTATGCCCCCCCGAAGGGGAGCAATTCCTTATGTCAGGTCGATGTACATGACCCAGATAAAGCCAGCAAGCTGGGCAAAATCGGCACCTGCTGGAGTCCAGCAAAGGGCTTCACCGCCGCTTGTAACGTCGTTCTGGGGAACTAATGCACCAGCACCATCCTCGTCAGCTGATAGTAACGCACCAACGGTTAAAGCACCATTGGCAAGTGAAGGCTTAATAAGCCCTGCTGTCCCTGTCACCATCGCATTAGCGAAACCATTCCGAACGGTCTCGTTACCAATGATAATAAGATCAGAAGCGGCTGTGTCTTCCTTCGTTACTACATCCAGGGTAGTTGTGATAACTTCACACTTGTCTGGGAATACAAAGTCTGTTACGACTTCTGCTCCAGCGACTGAATCTGCAAAGTTAATCGCAACTTTTTTGACCTTTA